CTGATGCATCGGCATTAAGATAGATGTTGCAAATGTATTAAACCCGGTTCACCATAGGTTCCCGTCTCAACATCGGTGAACCTCATGAACATCCAGACGACAACCTCGGCGCCGTCCGCGCCTGGGATCTACGCTGGCCTTTCGAACGCAGCGTACCACGCCGGACTCGGCGTCTCCAAGTCCCAGCTGGACAAGCTGGCAAAATCCCCCTTCCACTATTGGTCGCACTATCTGAGCCTGAAGCGCGTCTCCAGCTACGAGACGCCCGCCATGCGCTTCGGCACCGCTGTGCACGCGGCTATCCTCGAGCCTGAACTGTTCGCCGGCTGGGTCGTGATGCCCGACGTTGACGGCCGCACCAAGGAAGGCAAGGCCGCCAAGGCGCTCGCCCTGGAGGAGGCCGCATCGCGCGGCGTCGAGGTAATCCCCGCCGACGACTATGAGAAGGTGACGGCGATCGCCAACAGCTTCGGCCGGCACAAGCACCTGGCGACGTTCCTCGACACCGGCCACGCCGAGCTCTCTGTCTACTGGAACGATCCCGACACCGGCATCCTCTGCCGTTGCCGCCCCGACTGGCTCGCGCCCGGCTGCGTCCTCGACCTGAAGACGACCGAAGACGCAAGCCCCCGCGCCTTCCAGCGCAGCGCGTACGGATGGCGCTACTTCGTGCAGGCCGCCTTTTACCTCGACGGCCTGGCGGCCAACGGCGTCGATGCGAGCGGCTTCATCTTCGCGGCGATCGAAAAGTCGGAGCCCTACGCCTGCGCCGGCTACGCCGCCAGCGAGGCCATGATTGCGGCGGGGCGCGAGGAGTATCGTCGCCTGCTGCGCACGCTGCGCCAGTGTCAGGAGGAGGACCATTGGCCGGGCTACGGCGAAAGCCTCAATATATTGGACCTGCCGGGCTACGCTAACGAACTGTTCACCTCGCCAAATGATGCAATTGCATTGTGACGCAAATCAGCATAATGCAGATGCATCAAGTAACGGCAGGAGGCTGACATGACGATCCAAGAAATGAGGCAGCGGCTGGCACGCGCGGAGGCCCGCCTCGACGAGGCCCGCAGCGACGGAGAGTGGTCCGCCGCCAATGAGATGGTGACCTATTGGAGAACGCTCGTTGACGACGCTCAAGCGAGGAGGGCGGCATGAACCGCATCATCCTCGTCGGCAAGAACAAGGACTTCCCCACCTTCAAACCCAATTCCGGCGCCAAGCCGGGATCCGGCGGCGCAGCGGCACTGCGCCAGTCGCCCCGGACTGCAGCTACGGGGCAGGGTGAAAGCTCTGCCCCGTGGTGCTGGCTGGGCGCCATCGCCGACACGCTCACCGTCATCGCCGGGCTGTCCGTGTTCGGCACGCTGGCGCTGTTCTTCTGGGTGATCGCGTGAGCGCCGCGCAGGAGGCCGAGGCCATAATCCGGCAGAAGCTCGACGGCAAGTTCTTCCTGCCGTGCGGGCGAGATCTCAACTTGATCCGCCAAGAGGAGAAGGCAACGCGAGCCGAGGCCGCAAGCACGCGGCATGACCGGCAGAGACGCCTGATGGCGCAGAACGCCGCCAAGATGGAGCTCAAAGATATTCCGGGCGAGCGCATCTCTGCGCGGAAGATCCTGCTTGCAGTGTCCTACGCGCACGGCATCTCCATCGACGACATCATCGGGCAGGCGCGGCATCGGCACATCATCTACGCCAGGCAGCACGCCTGCTACATGATGAGACAGATCACGAAGCGGAGCTTTCCGTACATCGCCGAGCGGCTCGCGCGTGATCACTCAACTGTTCAGCACTCTTGCCGGACGTGGGAACGGCTGAAGCCGCGCTTCGCCGCGCAGGTGGCGATCGTCAACAGCATCCTGCTCGACGGTAAACCAATTCCGGCGTGAAGCCGGAGGCCGGCGCTGCAGCGGAACTGCGGCAAACCCAGTGAGTAAGTACACACAGTAGTGTTCCGTGTAACGCCCGTCCGGTCCCCCAAGCCTACGCAGCCGGGCGGGCGCCTCAACAGCAAACAGGAGAGTGAGCATGGCTCAGAACGACGACTTCCACGACATCATATTCAAGCACGTAGAATTGCAGTACCCGCGCCTCAACGGCTGCTACCGCTTCAACAGCGCCAGCAAGAAGAGCGAGCCCTGCGCGGCAGGTGCCGCCAATGCGGCTTGGTCCTGCGGCATGAAGATGCCGAAGGCGCAGGCGAAAGATTTCCACGCGCAGATGAAGGCGCACTACGAAGCCTGCGCCGCGCGCAACAAGAAGTTGCCTGTGTTCAGCAAGGTCTTCGGCATGAAGAAGGACGAGGAGGCCGGCACCGTCACGTTCGAGGCGAAGAAGCGCGGAATGACAGGCGAGGGCAAGGCCAACAAGCCCGTCACCGTCGTGGACAACATGAAGCAGCCGATGCCGCCGGAGAAGCTGGAGTTCTGGTCAGGCTCCACCGGCAACGTGCGTGTGCGCGCCTTCCCGACCGTGGACCCTGACGGCAACGGCGGCATCAGCCTGCTGCTCGATGCCGTGCAGGTGCTGAAGCCCGTTTACGGAACGGCCAACCTCGACGGGTTCGACGTGGAGGAGGCCGAGAGCGGCCCGGCGGAGTTTGCGGGCGACCCCTTCGCGGCTGCCGCAGCGAACAAGAAGACCGCCGCCGGCAACAAGGCCGAGCTCGGCGACGATTTCTAGACGACGGCGGGGCGGGCTGCGGCTCGCCCCAGCTTAACACATTTGCATGAAGGGCGATTATACCGATGAGTGACATGCTGGTTTCATTCTCGCACGGGCCAGCCAACAACACGGCGCTGGTGCCGAAGCACATGACGTGGGGCGAGTTCGTGCAGCGCATGAAGTCACCCCGCGTCGGCGACAAGGATGGCTCATACCTCGTCCGGGGCGGCGCACTCAGGAAGCCCGAGCGCGGCGACGAGAACCTGGAGGAGGCCGCCGTGCTCGTCGTCGATGGCGACAGCGGCTTCGACCCGGAGACGGGCGAGTTCTTCACGGCAACCGACCCCTACACCGGCAAGACCAAGTCGAGTGCGCCCACGATCGAGGAGGCTGCCGCGGCGATGGACCGGCTGGGCTACCAGTACGTGCTCCACACGACGCACTCCTACGTGCCGGGCGTCATCAACAAGTGGCGCCTGTACACGCCCGCCACCATGAAGAACGAGGACGAGCTCGGCGCGGCCGTGGATCTGATCATCAGCCAGCTGCACGGGGCGGGCTGCTACGTTGAGGCCAACAAGGAAAGCAAGGTTTGGAGCCAGGCATGGTTCCTGCCGCGCTGCCGGGAGGAGTTGATAGGCGACTTCACGTCCTTCTCACGCGAGGAGGGGGGCCACCTCGATGTCGGCGCCGCCGTCAGCCTCGCACGCGCCAAGGCGCAGGCTGAACAGGCGATCGAGCGCGCGCAAGCCCCGCAGCCGCCGCGCCAGCACCAGGGCGACAGCATCATCGAGGCCTTCAACCAGGCGGCCAGCGTGGGATGGGTCAGGCAGCAGCTGGAGGCGGCAGGCTATAAGTTTGCGGGCCGCAAGGGCCAAGGCCTGCGCTTCATTGCGCCGGGGTCAGAGTCGGGCACGCCGGGCGTCAACGTGTTCAAGGGCGGGCGCGGCGATGTCGTGGCGTACTCGCACCACGGCGCCCACGACCCGCTCAGTCACCGGCTGACCGACGCCTTCGGGATGTACGCCATGTTCCAGCACGCAGGCGACCTGAAGGCCGCGGCGAAGACGCTGGCGGCAGACGCCGGCACCGGCAACCAGCGAGATCCGCTCGCAGGCTTTGAGGAGGAGGCTGTGGATTTTAGGAAGGCCCGGCAGGAGGCGGCACAAGCAGCCGCCGGGCCGACACCCGCCGACAAGTTCCAGTGGATCACCCGCGCCAACGGCATGCAGCCGCTGCTCAACGGCAACTGGCTGGTGAAGAAGGTGCTGCCGATCGAGGGGCTGGGCGTCATCTACGGGCGACCGGGCTCGGGCAAGACGTTCACCGTCATGGACATCGCCCTGCACGTCGCCCTCGGGCGCGCCTGGCGGGGCCTGAAGGTGACGCAGGCCGAGGTCAGCTACGTCACGCCGGAGGCGGGCCGGATGGGCGCCAACCGCGTGATCGGCTGGTGCCAGCATCACGACATCGCTTGGCCCGACACATTCAGGCTGTCACCGGCGCCGATCGACCTGTGCAGCACGGAGGCCGACGCTGACGCCCTCATCGCCGACATCAGGGATAACCAGCCCGGCTGCAGGCTGGTGGTCGTGGACACGCTCAACCGGGCGATGGCCGGCGGCGACGAGAACGGCGTCGAGGACATGGGCAAGTTCATCGCCTACTGCGACAAGATCGCCAAGGGCGTCGGCTGCATGGTGCTGATCGTCCATCACTCGGGGAAGGACGTGGGACGCGGCAGCCGCGGGCACAGCAGCCTCTTGGGCGCCGTCAACCTGGAGCTTGAGGTGCAGCGCGAGCAGGGCCAGCCGGGCACCATCAAGGTGACCAAGATGCGCGACGGCGAGGACGGCGGCACCTACGGCTTCGACATCAGTTCGATCCCGCTCGGCGAGGACGAGGACGGCGACACGGTCACGACCGGCATAGCAGTGCCAGCCGACGCAGGCGAGGCCATGACCGTCCGAGAGGCCAAGCCGCAGGGCACCAACCAGCACACGGTCGCGGCGGCATTCGACCAGCTGCTGATGGACGAGGGCAAGCCTACGCCATTCGGCACCGGCTTCCCCGAGGCGGGGCAGTTCCTGTGCCTCTCAACCGACCGGCTGATCGGGTTCGCCGTCGGCAAGATGGCAAGCGGCGGCAAGGAGCACACCAAGCGCAAGGCCATGGCTGACGCAATGGAGGGGCTGCGGCGCAAGGGATATTTTGCAACCAATGGAGGGTATACGTGGAGGATCGTTTGATGGGTTCTGGACGGGGGAAAACGGGGGAAAACGGGGGAAAACCGCCGTTTTCTTTTTTCGGGAAAAGGGGGTTGACGGGGGAAATTAAATGGGTTAGGCCTTTAGGCCTACCCAATTTCCCCCGACAACATCCCCGAGAATTTCCTACTGAAAGCGGAAGGTCTGCAGAACGGCAGACAGGGGGGCTTCAGTGAAGCCCAAATACAACCACAAGCAACAAGCCGCGCAGCCTGAGAAGCCGCCCGTACTCGGGCCGCACCCGTTCCTCGAAAGCCCGCTTGAGGCGGCGTACGCCATGCACGACAAGGCGGTCGGCATCATGAACGCGAAGTGGGGCACCGACGTTGTGCAGACGCTGGTCGGCCCGGAGCTCGCCGCTAGGTTCGCCGGCGTCAGGCTGAAGCTGGAGGCTGCCCGCGAGGCCGGCGACGATGCCGAGGTCATCCGGCTGCTCGGGTCCGTCGTCCGGGGGTATGAGGCGCTCGACGATGCCGCGATAGCCGCGGGGCACGTACCGCTCGAAATCGCGCGCTGGTGGTCTACGAGGGCCGACGACGGCCGCAGCTACCTGTTCACACAGAATGAGGACGATGCCCGCGTGGCGGCTCGCCAGGGGCGCTGGGAGGGGTTCCAGATCTGGAGCCTGCCGGAAGTCATCCGCGTGCTGGAGGACAAGAGCTTCGAGAGCGTGCTGAAGGCGAAGGGGCTGTGGCCGGAGGCTGCAGTCGTGAAGGTGGCGCGGCCAGCGGTTGACTGGCGGCAGGGGGATGAGGTGGTGTTTTGACGCAGGGTAAGAAAGCGTCTCGCACAAATGGAAATGACGCTGCGGAAATGAAACAGGAAGGGAATAGACCGATGGCAGACGCCGTGAGCTTCAAGACACTGCAAATCGTAGCATTGGGGGAAGTATTGGAAGCCGTCGCCGTCCTCACCAACGCAATCAGGGTGGCGGAGGCGATGGAGACAGATCTGGCGGCGGCAAGGTCAGCGGAAGAACTCGACATGGTGATGGAGAAGATCGGGCGGGCGAACCCGCTGCCGTATCTGATCGTCGCCATGGTCGGACCTCTCCGCGCCGTGGAGGGTGGCCTCAAGCCAGTCCACGCGGCAGCCATGATCGAATGCGCGATGCAAGTGGAAACCATGGCGCAGGAGATGTCGTGGCAGGCAAGGTTCGCCGGCATGGGCGCCGAGGAGATCGTCAAAGCCCTGGTCGAGATGGCCGCCCACAAGAAAGCTAACCTGCAATGAAATGCCGACAGCCTCACAAATTTGTGGACACTCTCGGGAATGGTGACGTTAGTAAACCGCAGGTTGACTGGCGCAAGGGCGATGAGGTGGTGTTTTGACGGAGCGCGACAAGGTTGAAAACGCCGACAAAAGCGATGGTGCCAGTTCGACTGGTAGCAATGGTACCAGCAGAATTAGTAGAAGGCCGCCAAAGGGCGTCGTGCCGAAGGGCTTCAAACCGTTCCAGCCGGGCCAAAGCGGCAACCCGAATGGCCGGCGTCCGATGCCGCCCGAGATCATCGAGGCGCTGGAGTTGGGCTCGCTGAACGCGGCGAAGCGCCTGGTGACGCTGACGCAGGATCCCGACGGCCGCGTTGCGTTGACGGCGATCGACATGCTGCAGAACCGGCTGTACGGCCGCGCGCAGCAGCAGGCCGACGTGAACGTCACCACGACGAACGTGCAGCAGGCGCACCTGCAGGTGCTGGTCGAGCTCCAGCAGCGCCGCGACCAGGCGATGAAGACGATCGAGGCGGAGGAGGGGGGAGGGGCAGAAAACCCCATCGAAATCGAGCCAGAAACGTGAGCAATATCAGTACCACATTTTGTCGCTTGACATAGGGCCGAAATCAGTTGATAACTGCCCTACGCCATGAGGACATGGGGTAACGATGACGAGAGGGGATACGTACGTGGAAACACTTAGGCACATGCGGGACGGGTGGCTTCGGGAATTTCGGCACGCGCGCCAGCCTGGCGGCGGCCCGAGGCCCCCCGGCCCCGGCTTGGGTCCCGCACCCCGCCGCCGGTGACGGGCCCCCACGCCTGACACCCACGCTCACGCACGAAAACGCCCGACCCCCCCCTCCACCCCGGAGTTAACGCATGCACACCCCCGCAAAAAAAATCACACGCCGCGCCGCCATTTACGTCCGCGTCAGCACCAGCAAGCAGACGACTGAGAACCAGGAGCACGTCCTCCGCCAAGCCTGCGCCGCCCGCGGCTGGGAGATTGCGGCGGTGTACGACGACACGGGCTACTCCGGCAGCAAGACGAGCCGCCCGGCCTTGGACGCGATGCTGGCGGATGCCACGCGCGGCAAGTTTGATGTCGTCCTGATCTGGAAGCTGGACCGGCTGGGCCGCAGCGTGATCGACCTGCACAACAATGCCGAGCACCTGAAGGCGTGCGGCGTTGACTTGTGCGCCTACACGCAGGCGATTGATACCTCGACGCCCACGGGCAAGCTGATGTTCACGGTGTTGGCGGCGGTTGCGGAGTTTGAGCGTGAGACGATCATCGAGCGCATCAACACGGGCCTGGAGACGGCGCGTCGGAAGGGCGTGAAGCTGGGCCGGCCGAAGGTTGGCGCCAAGGTCGAGCAGCAGATCCGCGACCAGCTGGGCGCCGGCGTGGGGATGAACAAGATTGCTGCGCAGCTGGGCGTCGGCAAGCTGACGGTTCAGCGCATCAAGAAGGAGATGACGGCGTGAGCGACGACACCGCCGCCTGGCTGATCCGGCAGGCGCAGCAGTGGGAGGACCAGCACGCGCCGCAGCACCTGACGATTGGGCTGCGCGAGGCTGCGGCGGAGATTGAGCGGCTGCGGGCTGCGCTGCGGGAGATTGCCAGCACAGAGCGCGATAGCTGTAGCGAATGGTTCCAAGATATTGCCCGCGCAGCACTTGCGCTGGAGGCGCGTGATGAGTGACGCTGAAAAGGCATACCAAGCAACGCCAGCATCTACGTTGGAAGAGCAGATCATGAACCCCTGTATCGCAAAGAATGAGCGTGAGTGGTGGGCCGCCGCCGAGATCGAACGGCTGCGGGACGAGGTGGAGCGGCTGCGGGCGGCGCTGGAGCCGTTCGCCAACGCGCTCAAGGGCAACTGGTCACATCAGGGCGATAGCATGAAAATAGTTGCTGGTCCCCACGCCAACGATCTGCGGCTGGAGTTGACGCTATACGATTTTTGCCGCGCAGCACTCGCAGAGGAGAAGAAGGATGACCTCTGACCGCCGCGCCGCGCTGGTAAAGAAGGTGGCGAACCTAATCAATTCAATGACGTACTTCTGGAGCATGGACTTGTCTTTGAGGCAGGCAGAGAAGACAGCCAACGCCGCCATCGACCTCATCCGCGCTGATGTGCTGGAGGAAGCGGCTGAATTGGTTGAGCAACATACCCCGCGTTATGGAGAGGGCGATTTTCGCGGCTACTTAGTCAGGCGCATGGCGTATGACAGTATCGGCCTGCCGTACGCCGCCGCCATCCGCGCCCTGAAGGCCGCCCCATGACCGACGACCAGGCTGAAGCCGCGGTTTGCCGCCACGACGAGCTCTTCCACGATCACGTCCTGAAGCTGGTGCTGGGCAACTGCGTGCGTTTGATCGGCGTTCGTGCTACGCGCTTAATGCTTTTGCGTTATGCTCGACAGCTGAAATGGTTTTGAATTGATGCAAAAGTGTTAGACGTGCCTGTCCCAACGCTGTGAAGCGTTTCAACCCCCAGCCAATGCACTGCCGTGAGGCGGTCCAGCAGGTGACACATGGACGACCAGAATATTACCCGCCGGTTTGCGGAAGAGCTTCGCCAGTTCATTGCGGCGTACAAGGACGACCCCGTTGGGTTCGTGACGATCGTGCTGGGCGCCACGCCCGACGCCTGGCAGGCGCAGGTGATGATGGAGGTGGCCCGCGGCGAGCGGCGCATATCGGTGCGCGCCGGCCACGGCGTCGGTAAGAGCGCGTTCTGCGCGTGGCTATCGATCTGGCACATGGTGTGCCGCTACCCGCAGAAAACGGTGATGACGGCGCCGACCGCGGGCCAGCTGTTCGACGCTTTGTTCGTCGAGGTGAAATACTGGATCAACAAGCTACCCGCGCCGATCCGCGCACTGTTTGAGATGACATCGGAGAAGGTGACGCTGAAAGCCGCGCCGGAGGCGTCATTCATAAGCGCACGAACGAGCAGCGCCGACCGACCGGAGGCTCTGGCCGGCATACACAGCGAGTACGTCCTTCTGATCGTTGACGAGGCATCGGCCGTGCCCGAGCCGGTGTTCGAGAGTGCGGCCGGCTCGATGTCAGGCCACAGCGCGGCGACAATCCTGATCGGCAACCCGACGCGCAACAGCGGCATGTTTTTCCGCACGCACCATGCTTTGGCGTCGGAGTGGCGCACGTATCATGTGAGTTGCCTGGACAGCCCGCGCGTGGCGCCTGACTTTGTCAAGCAGATCTCGGACACGTATGGCCCCGACAGCGGCGCGTATCGTGTGCGCGTGCTGGGCGAGTTCGCGCTGCGCGACGACGACACGCTGATACCGGCGGAGTTGGTTGACAGCGCGATGTCGCGAGACGTGACGATGGACACGAAGGAGCCGCTGGTCTACGGCCTCGACGTGGCGCGTTTCGGCGACGACCGGAGTGTGCTCTGCAAGCGGCGCGGCAACGTCGTGACGGAGTTCCGCGTGTGGCAGGGCTTGGACCTGATGCAGCTGACTGGCGCCATTGTGAACGAGGCGAAAGTGGACACGCCGGCGGAGATCTGCGTGGACTCGATCGGCCTGGGCTCGGGCGTCGCCGATCGGTTGCGCGAGCTTGGCTACACGGTTCGCGATGTCAACGTGTCGGAGAGCTCCGCGATGAACCCGACGGCGGCCAAGCTGCGCGACGAGTTGTGGCTGAGCGTGAAGGAGTGGCTGAACGCCAGGGCCTGCAAGCTGCCGAAGCTCCCCGAGCTTAGGCAAGAGTTGGTGGCACCGACGTACACCTTCACCTCGAGCGGCAAGGTGAAGGTCGAGGGCAAGCAGGAGATGAAGCGCCGCGGCATGCGATCGCCTGACTTGGCCGACAGTCTTTGCATTTCCTTCGCCAGCCTGGCCTCGCGTGTCGGCGGGCGGTCACCCCGCTGGGTTCCGGGCAAGGCCCTGAAGCGGGGGATCCGGGGCACGGTTTAGGGCACGTCGTAGCTGCCGTGCTGCGCGACGTGATAGTCGATGCCGCGGCACGCGAGCTTGAAGAGCTTGGGGATCGGGTAGGCGCCGGCTAGGTAGCGGTCGATCGTCGTGCGGGCCACGCCGGTGATGCGCGACAGGTCGGTCTTGTTGAGGTCGTGTTCGTGCATCCACGCGGCGAGGTCGGCGGGGGTCATGCGTTGATAGTCTCCTGGCCCCAGCAATATCCATGCGGGTCTGCATCATAGTCACCGTTGCGGATGTATTCCTCAACAGCCATTGCAACGTGGTCCCATTCGGCGGGTGTGGGGCTTTGCCAGATCATTTCTGCTGTGCGCGCGTCAGAAGAGATTGCGTGGATAGCGACTGCAACGACCATATCGGTTTCGCGCTTTGATGCCCAATCTGCAGAAACTTCCGGGCGGCTGTAATTGCGGTTCATCTGCGTTGCTCCTTGTTGATGACCAAGATGTATCATACGCTACTATCAACCACAACACAAAAGCAGCATGCGCTACATATTAGCAATAACATTGCGCAGGACGGCAGTACCGAGCAATAATATTGCGCAACCAATGCAAATGTGTTACCGGGATCATAACCGTTAATCCGTTTGAGGTGGCCTCCATATGTCAGCTAGAGACAGCGCAAGCGGTTCGAGCACGTACAAAGGCGGGTCCGGCGGCGCCGGCGGCCTCGGCAATGGCGGCATCGGCGGCGGCATGGGCGGCGGCTCACGCGGCGGCGGCGCAGGCTACAACGGCGGCGCCGGATCTCGCACCGGCCTGACGACGGGCACCACGACATACGGCAATACGGCCGTCGGGCGCCCCGGCGGCAACGCGGTCGCCTACGGCATGCGCGATGCGGCCAGCCTGGGCCGCGCCGGCATGGGTCCGACGGTGGGCTCCTTCGGCAATTTCCGCACGCCCTCGGGCGCCGCAATGTTTGGCAATTCGCCGGTGCAGGGCCAGTCTTTCTACGGCCGGAACATGGGCCAGGCGCTTTCGCAGGCTAATCGCGCGCAGGCCAGGCAGCCCCAGCAGCAGGTCGGCGGCCTCCTCGGCGGCTCGCCTGTCGCGGCTGGTGCGCCCTCGTACCCGGCGGTTGAGCAGGAGATGGCCCTGCCGACCAACCAGCCGGGCTTTATGAACAACCCCTTCATCGACAAGCCGGCCACGCTCCCAGATTACGTGCGGAGCTTGGTGAAGTCATACCAAGACCTCAACGCCCACGGCGACGATGCATGGACCCCCGCGTCCTCGACCAATCCCCCGATCAAATCAATCCCTGGCTACACGAACCTGGATCGCCAGTTTCGCGCTCACAACTGGAAGAACAACTCGGCCAACTGGCCGCGCGGCGGCGTTCCCGGCACGCGCAGCATGCCGTCCACTGACGGCGGCTACCCGAGCCTTGGCTCGCAGGATACGCGCCCCGCGGGAATGTACTGACATGCCCAATAAAGCAAACAACGGCATGAGCCAACTTGCGCAGCAGGTTAACTGGGCGCTGAAAAACTCTCGCGGCGGCATGGGCGGCATGGCGGCGATGATGGGCATGCCATTCCAGCAGAAGACCGGCGGGCAGTGGATGACGATCGACCCGCGCCGGCAGTCGATGTATGCATCCGGCACGACGCCATACCGCGCCGCCAGCCAGCCCACGACGGGCGGCGAGTTGCCCCCCGTTGACCCGACGAAGCCGGCGCCGCTGCCGGGCGACAAGTTCAAGCTGAACCTGATCCCCGAGTGGTGGAAGGAATGGTATCGCACGCAGGGCCAGAACGGCGGCGTGCCGCCCGTTGACGGCTTGCTCTGATGGCTGAGATCGACGACCTCATCGAGATGGGTCTGGCGGAGGCGGATGACGCCACCGACGCCGGCGCCATGTCGGAGGAGGCTTTCCAGGGCGCCGTCAAGGCGGCGATCACCGACGCCGAGGACTACATCGACGACGAGATAGCTCCCCAGCGCCGACTGGCGACCAAGTTCTACCGCGGCGACAACTTCGGCAACGAGGAGGAGGGCCGCTCCCAGGTCGTGATGACCGAGGTGCGCGACACCATCCTCGCCATGATGCCGAGCCTCCTGCGCGTGTTCACGGCCTCCGAGAAGCCGGTCGAATTCAGCCCGCGCAAGGCCGAGGACGTTCCGATGGCGGAGCAGGCGACTGACTACGTCTCGTTCGTCTTCAATAACGACAACCCCGGCTTCAGCATCATGCACTCATGGCTGAAGGATGCGCTCACGACCAAGCTAGGCATCACCAAGTGGTTCACCGCGACGACCTACGACGTGCGCGAGGAGAACTACTCGGGCCTCGACCAGGCGCAGATCAACGTATTGCAGACCGACGGCACCGTCTCCTCCCTGGAGGCCGTCCAGACTGGTGAAGGCGAGCCCGACCCGATGACCGGGCTCCCTTCGCCTCTTTTCGATGTCTTCATCCGCCGGCAGATCGAGCACAAGCGCCAGGTCGTCGAGTGCGTGCCGCCCGAGGAGTTTATCATCGCCCGCAACGCGCGCGACCTCGACAACGCCGACTACGTCGGGCACCGCTCGCTGAGGACGATGTCGGAGCTCGTCGAGATGGGCTACGACCGCGACGAGATCGAGCAGAACGGCAACACGTCGTCGTCGTTCGACCTCAACACGGAAGCGCAGACGCGGAACCCCGGCCTTCGTGAGTTCCTCGGCGGCACGTCCGAAACGTCGGACCCCTCCATGCGGCGCTATCTCTACGTCGAAAGCTACATTCGCATCGACAAGGACGGCGACGGCGTGGCGGAGCTCCGCCGCGTCTGCACGCTTGGCGAGGCCTCCTACATCCTCCACGACGAGGTCGCCGAGGACGTGCGTTTCGCCGTGATCTGCCCTGATCCGGAGCCGCACATGGTGATCGGCTCCTCGATCGCCGACCAGGTCATGGATCTGCAGCTGATCAAGTCCAATATCGTCCGCAACACGCTCGACAGCCTGGCGCAGACGATCCACCCGCGCACCGCCTACGTGGAGGGCGCGGTCAACACCGACGACCTCATGAACGTCGAGACGGGCGGCCTGGTGCGCGTCACGCAGCCGGGCATGATCCAAGAGCTCGGCAGCACGTTTGTCGGTCAGCAGGCGATGCCGATCCTGGCCTACATTGACGACATCAAGGCTGCGCGGACCGGCATGTCCAAAGCCTCGCAGGGACTTGATGCAGATGTATTACAGAGCACTACAAAAGCGGCCGTAACGGCGACGATGTCGGCGGCGCAGGAGCGCCTCGAGATGGTTGCCCGCATCTTCGCCGAGACGGGCGTGCGCCGGCTGTTCCGCGGCCTCCTCAAGGAGATCATCCGCCATCAGGACCGGCCGCGCGTCGTGCGCCTCCGCAACAGCTGGGTGCCGGTGGATCCGCGCGCCTGGGACGCCGACATGGATGTCGTCGTCAACGTCGGCCTTGGCACCGGCTCGATCGAGCAGAAGGTGCAGACGCTGATGGCGGTGCTGGCGCAGCAGAAGGAAATCCTGCAGACGCTGGGGCCGAACAACCCGATCGTGACGATCAAGCAGATGCGCAACACGATCGCGCAGATCCTCGAGCTTCAGGGCGTCAAGGATGCCTCGCGCTACTTCAACGAGATCACGCCCGAGATCGAGCAGCAGATGGCGCAGCCGCCGCAGCCCGCGCCCGACCCGACGCAGATCCTCGCCCAGGTCGAGGCGGAGAAGATCAAGAAGGACATCGAGATCGCCGACAAGAAGATGGCTGTCGAGATCGCCACGCAGAAGGCCTCCGACGACCGCGAGCGCGACAAGATCGAGACCGACCTGTGGCTGAAGGCTTACGAGATGAGCCTCAAGTATGGCGTGCCGGTGCCGGTCGAGCAGGCGTTTGCCCTCATTGATCGCCCGCGTGATCTGGCGCCGCAGCCGATGGGAGTGCAGTGATGGCTGGCCTCCTCGACGATCCATACTACGCCGTTCCCGGCCATGAGGGACTTCGCAAGCCGAAGCCGAAGCCCGCTGACGGCCGCATGTGGCAGGAGCGCGTGCGCGACACCGGCAACGAGTGGGCCAACTACCTGGCCGGCCCGCACATGCCGGCGGTTGAGGGCCTCCTACAGTTCTCCGACGCCGCCGATCTGCAGGACGCCGCCGACAACAATTCAGAGCTCTACAATGCCGTTTCCGACGGCCGCTGGAGCGATGCTGCCTATGCCGCGCCCTGGGCTGGCGTGTCGAGCCTGGCCGCCGTCATTCCCGGCATCTCCGCAGGCCCCTTCGACAACATCGCCAGGCGTGGCCCAGACGTTGCCCCCTCCGCGCCGCTCGGCCACAACGGCGGCCCCTCAATAGACCCTCTGGCATCGGTGGATATGCCTGCTGGCAACGATCCTCGCTACCGTGGAGCCGCGCCTAACCGCACGACAGAATACAGCCGCTACGCCCCGACGGCGGTGCCGCCTCGCATGCAGCGCCTAATCGCCGCGGCTGACGACCAGGCCCACCCGATCAACTCGATGTTCGACACCTACATCGAGAAGGGCAAGAAGCTGAATGGACCTGACTGGTACAACACCGAGGAGATGCGCGACTGGTTTGTCGGCGAGCTTGGTGAGAAGGAAGGCGACACCCAGTGGCGCGAATTTGTCCAGCTGATCGGCGCGACCTCGACCGGATCTGACGTGGCCTCTAATTTCCGCAATGCGACATTCTACCGGGCGCTCCCGGCCGCCGATCGCAAAAAGGTTGCCGAGCGCGTGGCGCAAGGTGGCATTACGCCGGCTGCTGCTGCTCGCGAGCTTGGGCTTGAGCCAGCCAACACCCCGACCAATTACAACTACGGCCACGTCATGCAGGGCAACCACGCCAAGAACGTGCTTGCCCAGATGGACGGCCAGTGGGAGACGCAGATGCCTGCCGGCCTCTCCAAGGCCGAGCAGACCAAGTGGCTGCAGGCCAATCCCAAGGTCAAAGGCTTTGCCAACGACCTCTTGGGCAGCGAGACGAACATTGCCGCCGACAAGCACTTCATGCGCATGCTGGCGATGTCGGACGGCGGCTCGGACTTCTTGAGCGGCCAAGCGCAGATCTCGGCCGAGAACCTGGCCGGGCTTCGCAAGGTCTACAAGAAGAAGCTCGACCCCTACATCCAGACCCGCAAGACCGGCACCGGCCAGATGGTTACTATCACCAACCTCCAGAAGGCGGTCGAGGATGGCGTGATCAAAAACACCAACGCCTTTAAGAAGATCCCGCAGGCCTGGCTCGACATGCCCAAGCCGACCGAATACGCAGCCCTTGAGCAAATGGCGCAACGGCTGGCGAAGCGTTATGACATGACCCCCGCGCAGTTCCAGGCTTCGCTCTGGATGGGCGCCGGCGACATTACCGCCTTGGCCGACGAGAGCCAGGGCACCTCGATGGAGCTTTTCCGCCGCACAATCGACAAGCGTGCGCGCGAGCGCGGCCTCACCCGCAAGGAGATGGCGAGTGACTTCATCAACAACCGCGCCCCCTTGGCGATGACCGGGGCCGGTATCGGCGCAATGGCAATCCCTGGCCTGCTCGAAGGCCAGCCGGAGGAGCAATACTAATGGCAGCCCTCACCAAAATGCAGGCGGCCGGCAAGATGGAAAGCCTGATTGGCGGCATGGACGACGCGGCGGAGGAAGCTCCGACGGCGGCCAAGAACGTCGCCAACCGCGCCAAGGTCATCAAGAACTGGGCGCTGGGGCCGACCAAGGCCAGCGTGGAGCCAGACGCGAACAGCGAATACTGGCAGCAGATGGCTGACTTATGGGAGATCGACGAGGCCCAGGCCCGTCGCCAGCTGTGCGCCAACTGCGAATACTTCGACAACACGCCCGCCATGCAGGAAAACATGGAGAGTGTCCCGCTCGACAAGTTCGACCGCGACGGCGGCGGCAGGGGATACTGCGTCAAGTTCGATTTCATCTGCCACAATCTGCGCGTATGCCAGGCGTGGGAAGAGAAGCCGTTCGCTGAACCGGAAGACGAAGCAGAGGTAGAAGACTAATGCTTACGCCGATCGACATCGCCCGCAAGGCCAAGGAGATGCATGAGGACGCGGTCGTCGCGCACATCTTCACATACCTTGAGGGGCGCTACATCTCCGAGTGGCGCAGTGCGTCACCCGCAGACCTTCAGAAGCGCGAAGCTGCCTACGCAGCCATCCGTGCCCTGGAGGACATCAAGGTGAAACTTGGCTCGCTGGCAAACTCGCCGAAGGTCGAGGCTCACAACAACCGCAACGCCGTGAGGCGCTAAGGCTCAACCAATCAAACGTCGTGACGACGTTGGAAAAGGTAAAGATAGATGACTACCTCCGACACGCCCGCACAGGGCATCGGTTTATCTGAGGCTGCAAGCCAATTCGAGGCCATTCTGTCCGGTGATACCGGGAAGCAGACGCCCGAAAGGCACGCGGCTGACGAAAGCCCGGCCGACGATCAGGCCGAGGCGCTTGACGCTTCCGAAACAGAGGATGAGACGCTCGCCGATGAGGCCAGTGCCGACGATGAGGAAGCAACGGCTAATGACGAGGACGCCGACGAGGCATCCGATCCGCAGGACCAGCTGGTCACCGTCGTAATCGACGGCAAAGAGCAGCAGATCCCGCTGAAGGAAGCAGTCGCAGGCTACCAGCGGCAAGCCGATTATAGTCGCAAGACGATGGCCGTCTCCGAAATGCGCAAGCAGGTCGAAGCCGAGGCCAATCAGATCCAGCAGGAGCGTGCGCAGTACGCCCAACTCCTTGGTGCCTTGCAGCAGCAGCTGCAGGAGACAGTCCAGCGCGAGCCGGACTGGGAGAGGCTCTACGCCGAAGATCCGCTGGAATACGTCCGACAGAAAGATCTCTACCGCGAAAACCAAGAGCGGTTTCAGGCGGCAACAGCCGAGCAGCAGCGTGTGATGAGCATGATGCAGCAGAGCCAGGTGCAGCAGCTGAAGGAGGTCGTCAAGCAGGGCAGGGAACAACTCTCCGACAAAGTTCCGGCGTGGAAGGACACAGCACGCTGGGAGCAGGACCGAGTGAAGCTGCGCAGTTACGCGCAGAAGGAGCTCGGCTACGGCGAGGAAGAGGTTTCCCAGGTCTATGACCCGCGCGCCGTCGTCGCTTTGTACAAGGCGATGCGGTTCGACGAGATCATGGCAAAGCGCCCGGCGCCGAATGCGCAGACCGGCCCAAAGCCGATGCGCGCCGGCTCACCGCAAACTGCACCAGCACGTCGGACTTCTGAGATCACGCGACAAAAACAGCGTCTCGCTCAAACCGGCAGCGTCAAGGACGCCGCCAAACTTTTTGAAAGCCTGATCTAGGAGAAATAGTCATGGCACAGCCCACTAATCTGTTCGACCGCTACGACGGCACGAAGGCCGTCCGCGAAGACCTCGCAAATGTGATTTTTAATATATCGCCTGAAGACGTGCCCTTTATGAGCAGCGTCGGACGCGAGAACGTGTCCAACACTTACTTCGAGTTCCAGACTGACGCTCTGGCGGCAGCCAGCACGACGAACCAGGCCATCGAAGGCGACGAAGCAACTCTCGACGCCCGCGTAGCCACGACGCGCGTAGGAAATTATACCCAAATTTCCCGCAAAGTCGTAGGCGTTTCGGGCACCGTAGAAGCCGTGGACAAGGCCGGCATGAAGAGCTACCTCGCCTACGAAATGGCGAAGGCGTCTGCCGAGCTCAAGCGCGACATGGAGACTTCTCTCCTGTTCAACCAGGCTGCCGCTGTCGGCTCCGCCTCGGTTGCTCGCAAGACCGCCGGCCTTCCGGCTTGGCTGCGCGAGAACGTGAACAAGGCGTCGGACGGTGGCAACCCAACCATGTCGTCCACCAACGACGGCTACCCGAACGCTGGCCGCACGGACGGCACGCAGCGCGCCTTCACTGAAACCATGCTGAAGGATGTCATCCAGCAGGTGTGGGCTGAAGGTGGCGACCCGAAGGTCTGCATGATGGGACCGTACAACAAGACGGTTGCTTCTGGCTTCGCCGGCATCGCCGCCAATCGTGTGAACCAGACCGCGGGTGCCCCGAAGGCGTTCTCGATCGTCGCAACCGCTGACGTGTATCTCAGCGATTTCGGCAAGGTCGCCTTCGTCGCCAACCGCTTCCAGCGCGAGCGCGACGTGTTCATCTTGGACCCGGAGTATGCGTCGGTTGCTTTCCTGCGCAACTTCCAGACCAAGGAACTCAGCGCCACGGGCGACTCGACCAAGAAAATGCTTCTCGTCGAGTACGGCCTCAAGGTGAAGACCGAGAAGGCTCACGGCATCATCGCCGACCTGACGACCTCGTAACAACGACTGGGGAGGGTGGAAACGCCCTCCCTACCTACCACTGCCGTGATGGCGGTTATTGTCCAGTAATGGAGTTTTTCGTTGAAGCTACCCTTCTCATACGACCCGGTACTCGGGATCAAGCGGACGTTCCACTGGGACGACACGACGGACGACTTCCTGATCCAGACGGAGCAGGACACGACCGGCATCGTCGAGGCGAACAAGGCTGCCTACAATGACGCGCCGGGTCGGTGGGGCGACATGACGAGGGTTGCGTCGATCCCGCTGTCGCTGTACTTCGACCTGAAGAAGAAGGGGATCACCGACGATCCTGTCGCCATGAAGCGGTGGCTCAACGATCCTGACCAGCGGTTCTTCCGTACCAGACCGGGGACGCTCTGATGAGCTACTCCCTCGCCATTCTCTTACCCTCGCGCGACACGGTGAGCATGGGCTTCACCTACGACCTGGCCCGCCTGACGGCCTACTGGTCGGCGAAGCATGTGCCGCATGGTGGCAAGCTACACCTGTTCAACAGCCAGGGCACGCTGATCGCCGACCAACGGCAGAGCCTCATCATCGAGGCGATCAACGCCAAGGCCGACTACGTGCTCTGGCTTGATAGCGACATGCGGTTTCCCAAGGACATCGTCGATCGGCTGCACGCGCACGGCAAGGACATCGTGGCCGCCAACTACTCGACGCGCCGGGTGCCCGCGAAGCCGGTGGCCTATGCGGACGAACGCTGCGACGAGCTCGTCTACACGACCAAGGACAGCACCGGCCTCAAGGAGGTCTACGCGGTCGGCATGGGCGCCATGCTGGAAAGCACTGCAGTCTACAGGAAGCTGGGTCTGCCGTTCTTCACGATCGGCTACAGCCAAGCGGCCGCGGACTTCTTCGGCGAGGACGTTTTCCATTGCCGACAGGTGCGCGAGGCCGGCTTCAAGGTTTTCATTGACCACGACGTGTCGAAAGAGGTTCGCCACATTGGGTCGTTCGAGTTTACGTTCGAGCACGCGGAAGCCTGCAAGGACATCATCAGCAAGAGGGACGCAGCATGAGCGACAACTTCCAAGTACCCAGCCGTGCCGCGGCGGTGACGCCTTCCGACACCACTGAGATTTATGCCTCCGCCCTGTTCGTCGGCGGCGCCGGCAACGTGGCTGTCGTCACCGAGGGCGGCGACACGGTCGTGTTCTCCGGCGTGCAGGCGGGCTCGATGCTGGTGCTGCGCATCAGGCAGGTGCGATCGACCAGCACGACTGCGACCAACATCGTCCGTCTCTGGTAGACCGCGATGCCCGCGCTCGCCTACTCGGTATCGCTCAAGTCAATTGACGCCATCTTCGGCGGGCATTTCGGCGCCGGGTCGGCGTCGCTGCTGGGCAGCGAGTACGAAGGCTTTGCAATTGATTTCCTAGACAACACCGTGTCGGTGCGAACCCTTGTTGCTGACGACTTGATTGGCAACGAGGCTCAGGGCTTTGCCCTGGAGTTTGTGTCGAACACCTCTTCTGTGAGGATTTAGAACATGCCGACTACGACAGGCAAGGCCAGCGAGCTACTTACGTTCTCGCGCACGTCGAACGCCACCCTCACGGACAGCGACGGCAAGATCAAGTGGGCTCCGCATAACCTCCTGCTGGCGAGTGAGCAGTTTGACAATGCGGCGTGGAGCAAGACTGCTATTACGGTAACGGCTAATGCCTCTGCAGCGCCAGATGGTACGACAACGGCTGATAAGTTAATACAAACGGCAGTGAGTGGCGCGCATTTTGTTACGCAGAATGTTTCTGCGTCAGGAACCATTACGCGCACATTGTACGCCAAGGCTGACGGATATAATTTCGTAGGCTTAACTTTTGATAACTCCACTCCAAAGGGAGCGATATTTAATCTTTCAACCGGAGACCGTACAAATATCGGTGCCAGCGTTACTGCGACAAGTGCCACAAATGTAGGAAATAATTGGTGGCTACTTTCTATGACCGTAAACGGTTCAGTTGGCTTTGTTCAGGACTATGTTCTGCAAACTGCTGGGTTCGCCTCAGAAACAGGCAATGGAACGGCAGGAATTTTGTTCTGGGGCGCATCGCTCACGCGCAGCGACCTCGGCGGCATGAAGGCGAACACCTCCGCGTACCCGATGTACAACCCGACTACGCCGAAGAATTTGCTGGGGTATACCCAATCGTTCGATAACGCGTATTGGCTGAAATACTCCGTCGCGGTGCCCGCCACTAAGTACGCTGATCCGTATGGCGGAACAACTGCCAACCTGTTGTATCCGACAGCCGCCGTGCCAGCACCGGGGCTATATAAAGGTGGGTTCCCTTCTGTCAGTAAGACGCATAGTTATTTTGTTAAGGCTGCTGGAAAAACGTGGTTCTGTGTTCTGAAAGAAACGACAGGTGCAGGTGCTGCATGGTTCAATCTTTCGACAGGTCTTGTTGGGACAGTTGCTGCCGGATACACTGCCCCTAATCCAGAATCGCTTGGGAATGGTTGGTATCGCTGTTCTGTGACATCGACTAGCGGATTTGACCAGTACACAGCCGTTACTCCAGTGGATGCTGACAACTCAATAATTCCGACGCCAAACGGAACGGATGGCGTCTACATCTGGGGCGCACAGCTCTCCGACAGCGCGTCCCTCGATCCTTACGTGCCGAACTACGGAGCCGCACCGACTGCCGCTGCGTATTACGGGCCGCGACTGGATTACGATCCGGTGACGCTGGCGGCTAAGGGGCTGCTGGTGGAGGAGTTGAGGGCTAATCTGGTTCTTTACTCGGCGCAGTTTGATGTCTCTGCAAATTGGGTGCCGTCTGCTGGTGTTTCTGTTTCTGCAAATACTGACATTTCCCCAGATGGTACACTCACCGCAGACACAATGAACAGCAGTGCGGGAAATCAGATAGATCAGTCTGTCTCATGCTCAACAAGTACCGTTTATACAGACAGTCTGTACTTCAAGAAAACCTCCGGTGCAGCATATCAGCCCGCACTGTATTTGTTGTTCTCAGGAGGCACGCTTGTTATTTATGCCGTGAGGTTGAACACGGACACTGGCGTTGCTACTGCTGTATCTGCTGGCGGCTTTACGGCCCCCTCTAGCTTTGCTGTGCAAGATGCTGGCGGATATTGGCGTCTATCAGTTACTGGAAATTCCAACAACAACACCACGGCATCGTTTCGTTTGTACCCGAATCTTAGTTCTGCTGGCGGCGTGGCTGGCGCAGGTTCTCAGATCATCTGGGGCGCACAACTCGAAGCAGGCTCCTTCCCCACCAGCTACATCCCGACCGGGGCTGCGACTGCCACCCGCAATGCTGATGTTGCCAGCGTCAGCACGCAAGCGTTCCCGTATGGGGCGACTGAGGGGACGTTGGTGGTGAATGGTTCTGTGCTGTCAACGGCGGCTGGCAACAGGTCCATCGCAACCCTGTATGAGTCTTCAAACACGGCCATTACCACAGGCAATAACGTTGCTGGATTTGGTGCTACAACTGCTGACTTCTACGTTATCAACAGCGGCTCTGACCAAGCAGTGTTTTACTTCAACTCTGCGGTAACTGCCGGGACACCGTTTAAGGTTGGAGGTTTCTACAAGGCAAACAACTTTAACGGCGCAGTGAATGGCACAGCGGGGACGCTTGACACTAGCGGTAGCGTTCCTAGCGGAATAACAGAAATGCGTCTTGGCCGTACTCAGGCAAGTAGCGTCGCATACTTGAACGGCCACATCCGCCAGATCACGTACCTGCCACGCGCCGTAACGACAGCAGAACTCCAGACGAGGACAACCTAATGAGCATCGAAATCTTCGCATGGTGTTCGACCCGCGAACTGTTCGTCACGGGCATGACCACGACCGCCTTCCCTGACGGCTCTATGCTGGCAACGCTCGACGAGAACGGCAACCTGATCCCGCATGAAGGGGTCATCATCGACGAGATCGGCCCGATCACCAAGACGCCTGCAACGGAGGACACTCCTGCCGTTGTCATCGCAGGGCATCACGTAAACCTCCTCGCCATCGACCCTATTGTGGCTCTGCTGATGCAGGGACCGCCTGACGAGGAGGGCAACCCGACCGTGCTCCCGCAGTACGACGAGGACGGCAATCTGCTGGGCGTGTTCGAGAGGACGAACATCCTGTCGCTTATTCCCGGCATGGTCTGGACGCCGATCCCCGGTCCGGGCGTTCCGGGCGGCTACGAGGGGCCGAACGGCGTCTGCCTGTTCGACCCGGCTGTCGTAAATAATCGCGCTAGGGTGTGGCTGTAATGGCGCTCGACACCTACGCAAACCTGCAGGCATCGATCGCCTCCTGGCTCAACCGGGAAGACCTGGCGAGCCAGATCCCCGACTTCATCACGCTGGCGGAGGCGCGTTTCAACCGCGACCTGCGCACGCCCGACATGACGAAGCGGGCGACCTCGACGATTACCTCGTCCTACGTGGATCTGCCGACGGACTGGCTGCAGACGATCGCCTGCCGGGTCACGTCCTCGACCGGCTACAAGGCGCTGGAGTACCTCTCCGCCGAGCTCTTCTATGACCTGGAGGGGCAGGCTCCGACCGGCCCGGCGCGCTACTACACGCTCGTCAACAACCGCATCCACCTGATCCCCGACGCCACCGGTGCCGACCTGGAGATCACCTACATCGGCAAGCTGGCGGCGCTTTCGGGCTCGAACACGTCCAACTGGCTGCTGGCGCGCTCGCCCGATCTGTACCTGTACGCTTCCCTGGTGGCAGCCGAGGCTTACCTGGTGAACGACGAGCGTGTCGGGCTGTGGAAGACGGCCGCCGACCAGATCATCGCCGACATCAAGCTGGAGGGCGAGCGGGCTGCCCGACCGAGCGGAACCCTCCTGCAGCGTCGGCGGAGCTTCGGCTGATGGATTGGGTTTCCGTTCCAGTTGACAACGCAAGCTGGACGGAAATCTCTCCGTCCACTGAAAGCTGGGCTTCAATTCCGTCCGGTTCTGATGTATGGTCGCCCCCGACAGCCGACGCTCCCGCGTGGAGCCTGGCCGGGGCAACCGCATCAACCTGGACCCCAATCGTTCCAACATGATGATGCGGTGCCCCAATGGCTGACACGAACACCACAAATTTGAACCTGGTTAAGCCCGAGGTTTCAGCCTCCAGCGACACCTGGGGCACGAAGCTCAACGCGGATCTCGACGCGATCGATGCGCTGTTCGACGCCGGCCCGGTGCTGAAGGTTACCAAGGGCGGCACCGGCTCCGGTAGCTTCACGGCCTATGGCGTCCTGCTGGCCGGTACGACTGGCACCGGCGCCTTCCAGAACGTCTCGGGTCTTGGCACGTCGGGCCAAGTGCTGACATCAAATGGTGCAGCAGCGGCTCCCAGCTGGCAGGCGATCATTCCGGCTGGCACCAAGATGCTCTTCCAGCAGACAGCCGCGCCGACCGGCTGGACGAAGGACATTACGCACGACAACAAGGCGCTCCGCGTCGTCACCGGCACTGCTGGCTCTGGCGGTACGGTCGCCTTTAGCACTGCCTTCGCCAGTCGCACGGTCTCCGGCAATGTTGACAACTTTACTGCTGCGGGTACGATCGGTGGGCACGCGCTCACTGTCGGCCAGCTTCCGAGCCATCAGCACTTTATATCGAATGAGACAAATAGTGCTTCGACAGCCCTGTCTGCCAGCAATTATGTCAACGAGTCGGCGCAGCCCAGCAGTAGCAACGGCTACATACTCAAGGGTGGCGCAACGGCGGCAACAATCGGCTTGTCGAGTTCAGTTGGCTCCGGCGAAACACATACGCACTCCTTTACTGGAACCGCCCACAACCACTCCTTCTCGACCACGCTCGACATGGCCGTCCAGTACGTTGACCTCATCATCGCGACGAAGAACTAGCCATGCAGATAAAGCCCGCAAACTTCTGCCCGCTCATCAAGGAAGACTGCAAAGGCCTCGGCTGCTCTTGGTTTACTCAGCTCCGGGGCAGCAACCCCAACACGGGTAAAGAAGTCGATGAGTGGGGCTGCGCTGTGGCGTGGATGCCGATGCTCATGATTGAGAACTCGCAACAGCAGCGTCAGACAGGTGCGGCAGTCGAGAGCTTCAGGAATGAAATGGTAAAGGCCAACGATACCAGCCGGCAGGTTCTGCTTGCGACGATTGGCGCCCAGCCCGACATCAGGATGATTGGGTGACCGCATGACCTATATGCCCATCCAACTCCCGCCCGGTATCGTAAGAGGTGCAAACCCCGACGACGCGCCGGGTCGTTGGTATGACGGCAACTTGATCCGCTGGCGTGACGGCGTGATGGAGCCGGTGGGCGGCTGGTCGAAGGTGACTACAACGGCGCTGGGCTCGACCGCGCGCCTGATCCACCAGTGGAAGGCGAACAACAGCCTCACCATGACGTTGATCGGCTGCGACCAGCACCTCTACGCCGACAACAGCGGCAGCTACGTTGACGTGGCGCCGGCCGACCTCGTCGCCCTTAACTCTTCGACGGGCGGCGGCTACGGCGCCTCGACCTACGGCTCCAGCACCTACGGCACGGCTCGCACCGGCACCTCCAGCCTGACGCCGCGCCGCGAGGCCTGGACCCTCGCCAACTGGGGCGAGGACGTTCTCGGCGTGGCGAGCTCCGACGGGCGCCTCCTGTATTTCGACGCATCGAGCCCGTCCACCGACGTCACGGTCGTCGGCGTCTACGCCATCTCGACGATCAGCCGCACGTCGAACGTGACGACGATCGTCACTACGACGCCGCACAATCTGACCACGGCAGACCTGGTGAAGATCGCCGGCGTCACCGACGCGACCTTCAACATCTCGTCGGTCAGCGTCACGGTCACGAACACAACGACCTTCACCTACGCCAACACTGGCACGAACGGCTCATCCTCCGGCGGCTCGGTGCAGGATCTCGCCGTGCCCACCGGCAACCGTGCCGTGGTTGTCACGCCGGAACGCCACGCGGTGCTGATCGGTGCGGGCAACCAGCCGCGCCGTGTCGCCTGGTCGAGCCGCGAGGACTACACCGACTTCAACTTCTCCTCGACGACCAACACGGCGGGCTTCCTCGACCTCCAGGTGGAGACGAACCTCGTCACCGGGACGGGCGTCCGCGAGGGCACGCTGGTGTGGTCGATGAACCGCGCCGTGCTGATGCGCTACGTCGGCCTGCCGTTTATCTACGGCTTCGACGAGCTCGGCACGACCAGCATCTACTCGCCCAACGCCTTTGCTGAGTTCGATGGGCGTTGCCTGTGGGTCGATAACTCTGGATTTATGCTCTACGAGGGCGGCTCGATGAAGCCGTTGGCTTGCCCGCTCACCGACTACATCTTCTCCGACATCGACCCGCTCTACGGTCCTCGCGTCTCGCACGCCTCGATTAACGGCAAGTTCGACGAGGTTTGGTTCTACTACCCCAGCAACGGCTCTACCGAGTGCGACCGCTACGTCGTCTGGAACTGGGCCGAGGATTGGTGGAGCATGGGCACGCTGGCGCGGACGGCGGCGATCGGCGCCGGTGTCGGCGCGTACCCGCTGATGACTGGCACGGACAACCACCTCTACCAGCACGAATACGGCTGGACCTACGACGCCTTCAGCTGCGCCAACAATATCTTCATCGCGTCTGGCACGATCAACCTGCCGGGCGTCGAGCAGTCGATGAACATCACGCAGCTGGTGCCGTCGAACGGCGGCAACTACGACCTGACCAAGTACACGCTGTTCACGCGGATGACGCCGAACGGGGCGGAGCGACAGTTTGGTCCATACTACTCGCGCAGCGACGGCTACGTGGATACCAGGGCCACGGGCCGTGACGTGCGGATCAGGATTTGCGCCAACGATGCCGGCGACTGGTCGATCGGCCGGCTGCGCATGAAGATTTCGGCGGGGGGCAGGCGATGAACGTCATCCTCCCGAACCCTAACTCCCCGATCGGGGTGATATTGGACACGATCAGACGGGCACTCATCCCGGCCATCTCGCAAGACGAGGCGGCCGCGCGATTGCTTCTGAGGTCACCCAATGGAACGGTTTTTAGCGTCACGGTCAGTGATGCTGGCATCATTTCCACTGCGGTGATCGATGGCAAATCTAGACCATACTGAGCTCCAGCGCCGCTTGATGCGCGCACTCGACGTGGCCGGGAAAACCCACGGCCCCGACGATGTCGCGCGTGCCGTCGAGGAAGGCCGCATGCAGGCGTGGACGGCGGGCGACAGCCTGGTCGTCACTGAAGTGCTGTCGTTCCCGCAGGCGCGGGCTCTCAACGTGTTCCTGGCGGTCGGCAACCTCGACGAGGTGCTGTCGCTGCTGCCTGACCTCGAGGCCTTCGGGCGCGAGCACGGCTGCGAGAAGATGAGAATGGAAGGCCGGAAGGGCTGGGCGCGTGTGCTGCCCTCCCACGGCTGGAAAGAAAACAAGCTAGTGATCTATGAAAGGGAGCTCACCTATGGGTAAGAGCCAAGGCGATCAGACTGTCACCAACAAGACCGAGTTGCCGTCCTGGTACACCGGGCCGGCCAAGGCCATGATGGATCAGGCGCAGGCTGCGGCTGCGAATATTGCGCGCCCGTACCAAGGCAACACGGTGGCCGGGCTCGACCCGATGACCCAGCAGGCGGTCAGCTACACCGGCGCCAACATGGGCTCGACCAATCCCGCCTACGCGCAGGCCGGGCAGACGGCGGCGAACGTCGCTGGCTACACGCCGGGCTCGTTCCTGACCGGCAACATCGGCGCCTACATGAACCCCTACATCCAGAACGTCGAGCAGGCCGCGCTCGGTAACATGGACAACGCCTACAGGCAGAACCTGAACACCATCGGCGACCGCGCCATTAATGCAAATGCATTCGGCGGATCTCGCCAGGGCGTGGCGGAGGGTGTCGCGGCTTCCGAGAACGCCCGGCAGATGGGCGACCTGTCGGCGCAGCTGCGGGCTCAGGGCTACGGCCAGGCTGGCACCATGATGCAGTCCGACATGGACCGCTCCATGCGGGGCCAGGAGTTGAACCTGAACGCGGCGACGACGCAGGGCAACCTCGCCACGGGCGGGCAGGCGGCCTACCTGCAGGGCCTGCAGTCGGCGGTGGCCGCCGGGCAGATCAACCAGGAGCAGGCCCAGCAGCTGCTGAACCAGAACGTGAGCCGCTACGACGCCATGTCGAACATCCCGGCGAACCAGCTGAACCTCATGCTGGCGGCACTGGGCGGCACGCAGGTGCCGACGACGAGCACGCAGAAGACGCCGACCTCCGGCAACTGGCTGACGGGTGCCGCGGGTGGCGCACTGGCCGGCGCCTCGATGGGACCGTGGGGCATGCTGGGCGGCGGCATCCTCGGCGGCATTGCGGGGGCATAAGATGGCGCCCCCCTCAGTCTCACAGATGGAAGCCTACATTCGTGCGAAGGCTGCCGAGCTCGGCATCGACCCCGACGTGGCCGTGCGCGTGGCCCGCAGCGAGGGCCTGAAGGCCAACACCTGGCAGAGCGACCTCCAGCAGCCCTACGGGCGCGAGGCCTCCTACGGGCCGTTCCAGCTGCACGTAGACCCCACGGGCAAGCGCCCCGGCATGGGCAACGACTTCATGGCGGCGACGGGCCTGAACCCGGCGAACCCCGACACCTGGGATGAGGGCATCGACTTCGCCCTGGCGCAGGCGCGCAAGGCTGGCTGGGGTCCGTGGATGGGCGCCGCGAAGGAGAACATCACCGGCCGCATGGGCATCGGCGGCCAGCCAGCCGCGCCCCAGATGACGGCCTACAACACCGACGACACGCCCGCGATGGGCGCGGGCTTGGGCGGCTTCGCCAGCGGCCCCGGCGACGTGCAGGCGCGCATGGACACCGGCGCCGTTGCCGGCCTCCTCGACGAGGCCCCCTCGCTTATGGGCGGCTTCGACACCGCCGACTTCGCCAAGCTGGGCGGCAAGATCATGGAGCGCGCAAAAAAGAATAGCACGCCGGAGGAGCAGGAGTTCCTGCGCCCGCAGGTGCTGCAGCCGCTCAAGCGGTACACACTGAAAGGAACGATGTGATGAGCTTCTTCGATACGCTCAAGCAATTCGGACTCTGGCCGCAGCAGGGCGCGCAGGGCGGGCAGCCGCAGGCTAACCCCTACGGCCTCGACGACGGCCAGATGCGGCAGGCGCGCATGCAGTCGCTGTCGAACCTGGGCTCGCAGATCATGGCGGCCTCGGTGCAGCAGACGCCGCGCCAGCGTGCCGAGCTCATGTCCGGCTTCGACATGTCGGGCGGGTATCAGGACAACCTCTACAACGCCGCGCAGCAGAAGCTGATGTCGGCGAAGATGCGGTCAGCGCAGCGCGAGGAGGACCAGGCCGAGCAGATGCGCGTCTCGCTTGCAAACCGCTTGAAGAGCCTGCCGCCCGGCCAGCTGCGTGACGCCGCCATGTGGTTCTATGAGAGCGGCGACTACGCCAAGGCCGGCGAGATCCTGTTCAAGCGGGAGAGAGTGTTCGACCCCATGACGGGGCAGGACATTCTGGTGGATGCGTTCCAGACCCCGATCGGCGCGCCTCCGCTGGCCGCTGGCGGCGGTTCCGTTATTCCGGCGTCTGGTGGGGGCTCTGTCATCTCGGCGCCTGGTGGCGCACCGGCTCCGACAGGCGTGCCCAGCGTGCCCGCAGCGCCTGGCGGCATCCCTGCGATGCCTGCCGTTCAGGAGCCGGTTGACCAGCTGACAATTAACTGGCGGCAGCTGACTGGTGACCCAAACATGACCTTGGCGGAGGCGCGTCAGGCCATGCTGGCGGCGAAAGCTGCAGGCAACGCCTCGGCGGGCATCAAGTATCACCAGGAAGCAGTGAAGCAGCGCCTTGATGCGCGCAACAAGGACGAGGACCAGACCCAGCAGAACCTGCAGGGTAATCGCTCGGCTGCCGAAGCCCTCACCGACGATTTCACCGCGAACACCAAGAGCTACAACACCATCATCGGCGCCGGGCAGCGCGCGGTCCAAGTGGCTACAGATCCGAGCCTTGGCCCGGCCGCCAAGCTCACGACGCTCTATCAATTCATGAAGGCGCTCGACCCGGATGGTGCCGTGCGCGAGGGCGACGTGCAGATGGCCCAGCAGATGCAGGCTATCAAGGATCAGTGGCTTCAGTGGGCCGAGGCACAGCTTGATGGCGGCGGCCCGATCTCTGCAAACATGGTCAATGACATGGCGCGCGAGATGGCTCGTCTGGCAAACGACGCGAAGGGCCGCAAGGAGCAGAAGCGCATCGAGACGGTGGGCATCGGTCGCGGTCGCCAGATCCCTGATGCAATGTTTGATCCGACCCTGGGCAGCGAAAACCAGAACATGCCAATGCCAATCGGCTACGACAGCGGCGGCGCTGGGATTGTTCAGCCAAGGGTGGTTGACGGCCAGGTGAGCTCCCCCAGCCGCGCGCAACGCGACCCCGCCGAGATCCAGGGGCCGATCCAAGCCCCGCCCGGGACGCCTAGAGTGATGACGATTGATGACTACAACAGGCTCGACCCTGGCACGGTCTACATCGCCCCGAACGGCAAGGTGAAGACAAAGGGAGGGGCGCAGTAATGGCCGCCAAGCAGCCTTGGGACAACGACGAGGAAGTGCGCGGCCCGTGGGAGGCCGACCCAGACTATAGCGGACCCTCCGTCGCCGATTATGCTGACGACATAATCGCCAGCCTCGCCACCGGCATCAACAAGGGCGCGGCTGGAGCCCCAGGCCTCGGCGGCGATATTGGTTACGCCGGTGACTGGCTGCTCGACAAGATGGGCGTCACCGACAACAAGTACGTGCGCAACGTGCTGAACCCTGGTCGCATGCTCCCCAACAGCGCGACGACCATCAAGGCTTGGGAAAACTTCTCTGGCGAGCTCCCGAGGCCCAAGACGGGCGCGGGAACGGTGGCCGAGACGGTCGGCACATTCATCGTGCCCATGCCAGGCTCTAAACTGGAGCGCGGCGCTAGTCTGGCCCGAAACGTCGGTGAAGGCGTTTCCGATTTGGTGAAGGGCACCGGCGCAGGCCTCGCGTCGGAGTATGCCGGCGAAAAGACCAAGGGAACCGCCCTTGAGCCGGTGGCCCGTTTCGCTGGCGCGCTTGCTGGTGGCACCGCAGGGCACTACGCCAGCCTGCCGAGCCTGGAAGGCATCGGCCGCTTATCAACGCAGCGCCTCAAGTCGGTCGTGCCTACTGACGGCGGTCGGCTCAACGACCTCACCGGGCCTTCGATGGTGCTGGATGCTTCGCCAGCCACGACGCGCCTGGCCGCCGGTGTCGCCACCAATGGCGGAGCACCTATGGACACAATCGTCGGTGCCACGGCGAGGCGCGACTTGGGACGGTCGGCGCGCTTGGAGGAAGACGCCAACGGGCTGCTCGGCCCTGCCTCCTCGACGGAGACGCTCAGGACCAGGATCAACCGCGATGTTCGCAACCGTGCCGACCCGCTCTACGGACGCGCCTACCGCTCGGGCGCCGATCTGCGTGGATATGGTCCGGTGATCGACCAAATGTTCACAGACGTGTTCAACAGCTCAGGCTCGACCCAGGTGCGCGGCCAAGTGCAGCGGTACAGCAACCAGGTGGCCGAGATCCTGCGGGATGGCAACTCGCAGCGCGTCATCGCCCGACTGCACGATTTGCGCCAGGAGATGGACCGTGCGGCGAATTGGAACCCGCGCACCTCGACCACGGCCGCGCCGCCGACCCACGTACAGCAGGCCGCGAGGAACACTCGCGCAATCATAGATGACGTTCTCAAGACTGAGGTGCCAGGCTTCTCGCAGGCCGACGCGATAGTTGAGCGGGGCGCCACCCGCAAGGAGGCGGTGGACTATGGCGCCAGCGTTCTCGATGGCGGCAAGACAGCCGTGTGGCCGGAAGATCTGGCCCGCGATCTCAGCCGCACGAAGGGGCCGAGCCGGTCGGCAGCCGGTCGGCAGACGCGCATCCCGCAGATCCCGCGCGCCGACGTGAGGGCTGGCGCGCGTGCCGACATCCAGACCTCGATGGGCACGCAAGCTAATGACCTCGCGGCGCTGTCGAAGAAGCTGGGCGCCGAAAACGACTTTAACCGCGCGAAGATGAACGAGCTCTTCGGCGAGACGCCGACCACCGCACTCGGCAAGCGCCTGGACGACGAGCGTCTGTACGCGCAGAACAACTCCGACATCTGGCGCGGCGCACAGACCGCCGGGCGCAGCGAGGCATCCAAGTTCCTTAACCCGAGCATCGCCGACGCTTATCCGGCCAGCACGTCGTTCACCGGCATCGGGGCAAACCTCCTGGCCCGCGGCATCGACAGATTGACGCTGTCGCCGAGCACGATACCCAGGATCGCCGAGATGCTTACCCGAGAAGGCCCAGAGGCTCGCGCCTTGGTGCGCCAACTGAGCGAAACGTATGGCCTCGGCATCGTTCCCTACATCATGGAGATGGCCGGCAAGTCGAGCATCACTACGTCGAGCCCTGTTCGTGGCTTGCTAGACGAGCCGGCGCCGAAAGCAACCCGATCGAGCGAGCAGTGAGGACATCATGACCCGAGACGAAAACGCTTGGCACCTCGACAAGAAGGTGCCGCTGGGCCTGATCCTCGCCCTGCTGGTGCAGACGATCGTCATCACGTCGTGGGGCTCGGCAAAGTTCGAGAACTACGAGGGCCGCATCACGAACCTCGAGGAGAGCGACGACGCGCAGCAGGCTTATGAGCGGCGCATCACCGTGCTCGAGGAAAAGTTCAACTACATCCGCGACGACCTGACCGAGATTAAGGAATTGCTGCAGCGCGGCATGCCCGAGAAGGGCAAGCCATGATCATCAACGCAGCCTCCGAGAAGAAGCTGAAAGGCGTCCACCCGGATCTCGTCCGCGTCGTGCGTCGCACGGCTAAGGATTGGAAAGACCCGGAGACGGGCTGGATCATCACCTGCGGCACGCGAACCCTTGAGGAGCAGAAGGTGCTCAAGGCCAAGGGCGCCAGCAGAACGCTGCGCTCGCGCCACATCCCTGCCGCCAATGGCTACAGCCACGCCGTCGATTTCGCCATGACCATCAAGGGCGTGCCCCGCTGGGACTGGGGTCTGTATAGCGGCCCGCTGGCGACGGCGGTGAAATCTGCCGCCAAGGCCGAGAAAGTGCCGATCGAGTGGGGCGGCGACTGGAAGTTCAAGGACGGACCGCATTTTCAACTGCCGTGGGCCACACACCCAGGCAAAAAGTAGGAGACTAATATGACCGCACACAAGGCTGTCGCCGCATTCATCACCAGCCTCATCGCGCTGGTCGGCGTTTTCGGCATCTCGACCGGCTGGGCCAATCCCACGCTGATCGATGCCGTCTCCGCCGTGCTCGGCGCGGTGCTGACGGCCGCCGTCACCTACATGGTGCCGAACACGCCGAAGGCATGAGCTGGCTGGAGATCGCCGCCATCGCCATCCTGCTACTCGGGATCGGCGCTGGCGGCTACCTCGTCGCCCAGCGGCCGACGTTCTGGCTGGGCTTGGGCGGCGTGCTGCTGACGAAGGCTTGGCCCTATATCGCCGCCTACGTCACGCGCCGCAATTCGGCAGAGATCGAGCAGCAGATGGCCGACTGCGTGCGCCGCGGCGGCGAGTGGGACAACGCGAAGAAACGGTGCAGATAGGTGCGGGCGGCGCTTGATATAGCCAAGCGTTTTCAATGGGGGTGTTTGACTAGGTTAGGGCATCTAAATAATTGAAATATATACTAAAGTCCACATCTACATCGCCCACCAAGGATTTCTATCCTATTGAAATCATTGGCCGAATTTAAGCATCAGACGGAAAAACGAAAAGGTTAGGGCAGTTTTGTTCCCGTTCTGGCCTCGTCGTCGTCCTCGTCATCACCTTCCGCCTCGATCAAACGCATGGCCGCCCGCAGCGCCAGGCGCTTATTGTTGGCGTCCTTGGTGTAGACCGCAGACTGGCTGTTGGTGAGCCAGCCGAACAGTGCCTGGAGCTCAAGCTCGCTGGCGCCGTCGTCGGCAATGATCGTGGCGCACAGCTTGCGCAGCCCGTGCAGGCGCTTGGTGACGCCGGCAGCCTTCGCCCAGGTGCGGAAGAGGGTGCCGAGGCTCTCCTTGCGCATCGGTCGCCCACCGCGCTTGCCAGCCAGGAAGACCATGTCGCCCACCGGGCCAGCCTCGATCGCCTCCTGCAGCTTCGGCAGCAGCGGGATGAATAGCTGCACGCCGGTCTTCTCGGTCCTGATGTCGATCACCCCATTGCGGAGGTGCTGGCGGCCCAGCCGGGCGATGTCGCCGCGGCGCAGCCCGGTGTTGATCGCAATCTCCAGCGCCAGGCGCTCGCGCGTGCCCAGTGGGTAAGCGTCCCGATACGCCTCGACATCGTCGATCGTCCACGGCACATAGCCGACGTGGCCCTTGCGCTTGGGGAACAGCGGCACGCCCTGCGCCGGGTTGTCGGGCAGGATCTCCTCCGACACCGCCCAGCGGAACAGGGCGCGCATCGTCTTCAGGAAATTGTTGGCGGCGGCCGGCGTGGCCTTCCGGCTCTCCTTGCCCAGCCGAACGTCGGCCTTGGTGATGTCCGCGCAGTCGCAGCTGCCACTCTTGTCCAGTACATGCTTCAGGATATTCTCGCGCTGGCGCCTGGTCGCCATAGATGTCTCCGACCAGTCGGAGCTCTCGCGCCACCGGGCCGCTAGCCAGTTCATCGTGCCGCGCGGCTGGCGGGCTGATGGCTGCGGGGCACCGGCAAGGGCTGCCCTGTAGCTCTCCATGAACTCCGACGTGCCATACTCGCCGGCGATCGCAATCCGCCTGCCGTGGCGGATGCGGACATAGTAGCGGCGGGTCCCGTGGCGGTCGCGCTCATAGTTCAGGTGGGGGAGTTTGCGCTTGGGCATGGTGCCACCTTATAACGGAATGGGTGCGCGTGTCTTTCTGCCGGTCTCAACCTGAGCGCGCATCGTCTCGGATGGGATCAGGCGGATCGTCCCGTCGCGCGTCACCTCCACCGCCATCGTCATGCCGGTATCGCGGATCGCCTTCAGCGCCCGCTCCAAGTCGGCCTTCTTGAACGACGCCTTGCGGTCGGCCATCACTTGCGCCTCCACGCGAGAACCGCCGCGCCAAGGCCAGTCATCCACAGCTTTCCGACCACCTGGCCGCCGATGTAGTCAAGCGATCCGAATGCCAGCAACAGGAACACTGCGCTATCGACGACAGAACCAACGGCACCCGAGGCAAGGACTGCTAGCGCCAGACCACGGCGCCGCAAGGGGGTGTAGACGCCAAGATCGGCGAGCTCTGACAGCAGGAAAGCGGCCGCCGATGCGACGACGAGCGCAGGCGGCGCAACCGCAGCAGACAACACGACACCGCAGGCAATAGCTGCGAAAGCCCAGCGGATGCCCAGTTGCTGCTGTACAAAGTCACGCAAGACCAAAGCTACGCCGATGACCAAGACACCGCTTGGTGCCGACAGGCCGAAGCCAACCGGCAGCAAGCATGGTCCGTCAGGGATGCATACAGTGCCGACGTTGCCGATCATCCAGTTGGCGAGCGGCACCGTGGCGAGGAAGGCGAGGAAAACCAGGTATCTCATGCGATGAGCTCCATCTGCTGCGGAGCCGGGCTCCAATTAATCGGACATTGCACGGCATCCCAGCGGTCGCGCATGGCACGCGGCGTGTTTTGCGGGCGGTTATGGTTGCGGGCGATGTCGGTGCTATCGACGCTGGCAAACGGCCACCGCTCCCCGGAGCAGGCCATCCCGCGCAGCATGTGGATGTAGGGCGTGCGGGCGTTTTTAGCTGCGATCGCGTTCCACGCCTCATCCATCCGGCGCCGCCACGGATCAGACAGCGGCACGGAGTACTGCGCGCTTGACCCCATGCAGACACGCGGCCAATGGTCGATCAGACGCAGCAGGCGGTCACAGCTTTCGTGCAGGTGCCAAACTGGCGACCCCTGAAATCCGTGCGGCCACTCCTCAATCAAAGCGTCTTGGGCACCTTCATCGGCTTCTACGATGTCAGGGATGATGGCCCATGTCGTCGGACAATCGAGCCACTGGTCTGACCATTTGTAATAGCCATGCCAGTCTGGCGTTGCGCCACGCTTCCACACAGAGAATGCGCCGTTGTCGAGCATGACAGATTGGCCGATTTCGTGGCATCGTTTAACGTCCTTCGGGGCCATATACGACACGCAGAAATGCGCGCCGGCGAGCTCATAAAGCCGCGCGACTGGCGAGATAGGCGTGCCGTGATAGTGGATCACCCACGCCTCGACAAAGCGCGGGCGGCATCAGCCACCAGCTGCACCAGGTAGATGCAGCCGCCGAGCGCGCCCACGGCGAAGAACAGGAACATCAGCCACTGGATCTCGTTCTGCGGCATGTCAGCCCTTCCCGTTGACGATGGCGTAGATGTCGCTGGCGCGCGCGTCAAACTCAGCGGTGAACGCCACCTTGCGCTCGGCGATCTTCTCGCGGCGCGCGTCAAGGAAGGCGTTCATCTTTGCCCGCTCGGCCTCGATCTCGGCAAGCTCCCGGTCGAGGTGGCCCAGCAAGGTTTCGAACAGGACGGTGTCGTTGGCAGCGAAGTTTTCGAGGGCTTCAGATAGGGCGGCTAGGCTCATAGCGTTATTTCTCTCTTGTTGACGAGGATGCGGGTTTGAACAGGCGGCACCTGGTAGGTGGCATCGCTCCACGGCTCAATCTCGCGCTGGCGGTGACGCGGGCGCCAGCGGTGGGTGAAGTAGGCCACGACGATTGAGCCCATGAAGATGGCGCCGAACAGCACGCCGGCGAAGAAGGCGTTCATGATGCCCTGCCTCCCACGACCAAAAACGCGATGACGACGACGAACACGGCGCAGCCAGCGGCCAGGAAGCCAATCGTCAATACAGTTGCGTCATACATTTGCATCACCCCGATGCGCGATGAAGGCGAGCTCGATCGACGCCTCCATCACCACCTTCACCGTGTCCGCCGTCAGCTTGATGTCGCTGTCGGCGGCGCGGTTGAAGACCGTCTCCTGAATGTGCCGCGCCGTGGCGGCGAGCTTGATGTAGTCCACGGCGGCGGCGACCTTGATGTAGTCGATGCTCATCAGCCCATAAACCTCCGTGCCCACTCTGCAATAAGGCTGCTTTCGGCGCGGCCCTCATGCTTCTGCAGCGAGAAGGCATCGGAGCCCGGCCACTTGGCACGCGCCAGCGCCAGCGAGCTATTCTTGTCGGCATCGAGGCCAAGCGCCTTCTTCCATGCGGCAGGCTGTACCTGCTCCAGCCGCACGCCGCGGGCCACCAGCGCCATCTCGACGACGCCCGACGAGCGGCCGAAGTCGAACGCCGACGTGACGCCCATCTGCGGCGTGGCGTGGACCGTTTCGAGGACGGCCAGGTCGATGGGGCCGTGCTCAAAGAACAAGGCCGCCAGCTGATCGTTCAAGCTGTGGCAGCACACCTTCGTGCCCCGCTTCAGGGCGACGACCGGCATGTCAAAGACGGCCAGCAGCTGCGCGCCGTCGATCAATGCAATGGCGCCCTTTTTGCCAGGGTCACACCCGAGCACCTTCACTTGCGCACCCGGCGGCCGGCCAGCAGGCGCTCAAGAAAGCTCAGGTAGACGCCGAGGGGGCGCGACATATCGCGCTCCCATCTGGAAACCGTGGACTGCTCGACGCCGAGCTTGGTGGCGAGATCCTGCTGCGTCCATCCGCGCTTCTCGCGCAGTGTTTTAATCTGTTCTGATAATGGGTTGGGCACTTTCACCTCGTAATTGTATCAATTAATGCAGTTAAAAAAGTTTCCCGGCTATGCAGATTGCATTATGAATGCATGCGGATGCATTACGCAAGGACACAAAAAAACTTGACGTGAGTTATCCACAGGCGCGGGTCTGACATGCAGTTGCATAATTGTTTTAAGCTTGTCACAATGCATATGCATGCTAAAGATAACGGTAATGCTGAACCAGTGAGTGTAAAATGACGAACGCCAAAAGTATCAAGAGTGAGCGAAGCGCGCTCGCATTGAACCTGCGGAATGCGCGCTTGGCTGCTGGCTTCAACACTGTGTCGGACGCGGCTCGACATATCGGCATCCCGGTGCCGACCGCCATTGCGCATGAAGGCGCCAGTTCATCATTCCGCAAGCCCAAGTTGGAACAGCTGCGGCGCTACGCAACCGCCTACAGCACGACGATCGACGCCCTGGAGGGCGGCACCATAGTCTCGACGCAGAAGAAGCCCGCGAAGAAAACAGTAGCCTATAAGCTGGTGGTGGTGGCGCTGCAGGGTGAGCTTGGGGATCAGCTTGTCACGCTAAAAGTGCCCGACAATTACAAGGTCGGCGACAAGTTGACAATCAAGGGCACTGTTTCCGGCGTCCTCCGTAGGGGGGGGGGGGGGGGGGGGGGGGTTTCAAAGGCCATAATATA